GTTCGGGTTACTCGAACACCGATGTTGAGCTGACTGATACCTCCGAGTCTTTCGGTCTAACTGCTACAGCAGATTTTATGTTCGCTATTATCAGCACTGAAGAGCTTGAAAAACTTAATCAGGTAATGGTTAAGCAGTTAAAGAACCGGTATAACGATCCAACGTTATATAAGCGGTTTATGATTGGTATTGATCGTGCAAAGATGCGTTTGTACGACTTAGAACGCTCTGCACAACGCAACGTATCTGATTCTGGTCAACCTCTGGATGATACTCCAGATTTTAACATTGCAAAGTCGTTCACACATAAAAAAGATTTCTCCAGTATTAAGTTATAAATACTTAAAAAGGAGGCCCTATGTTTCTTGCACCCGTTATTGATGACGTCCTAGAATCTAAGAAATCTAAGCTAATAGGCGAATGGGGGTATCCACAAATTGTGAATACGCTTAATAGAGCCTTTAAGAATGTTGAACCTTTTAAGTTCCATTACGAAACTTATTATGACTATGGTAGAAATGATTATTCAGTGTCTGGGTTATACATTATGGATACCGATACTAAACATATTGTGCTTAACTTTTCTAAAAGGTGTACAGCATTTGAGATATCACCTAGGTCATGGAGTCAATTTAAGTTTGACGTATCCCAGGTATGTCAACATGAAACAATTCACCAAACTCAATGGCAGCATCGCGACAGTGGTTTATTTAAAGACCTAGACACTTCTATGGATTTTCGTAACACCATGGGATCGGTAGAAGATGAAAAAGAATATCTAGCAGACGTAGATGAAATAGATGCGTATGCTCATGATATAGCAATGGAGATTAGATTTAAGTACCCTAAAAGAAACCCTTACGAGATTCTCAAAACTATTGATACGAAGAGAAATTTGTGGTCGTATACATATTACAAAAGAACATTTCGCGGTGAGGACTGGAGTCATATTAAAAAAAGGTTACTTAAGAAGACATTCTTATGGTTACCCTACATACATTAAAATGGGAGACACAATGGGTAACATGTACTCTGCTGGAGATATATTCCAGTTTTTTTTTACAATCGTAACTTGTATTGCCTGTTACTATAGAGGGAGGAACGACGGAATATCTCAAGTCGTTTCTGATCTTATAGAAAACGGCGCAATTAATCTCCATGAGGATGATGAAGAAACTACCAAACTGTAACAGTTGCCAGTAACTCGGTTTTAGGTTATAATAAGGTATCAATAACTTAAACGGATAATCATGCATACCCAATCAAGTTCAAAAGCACGCGTACGTAATGATACGGTCGGTGAAGATGGAATGAAAGTACTTTTTGAGAAGTACAAAGAATGCGATCTACAGTCTTTTCGCGAAGTCTGTAAGCAAACGATTGATGAGTCGACTGGCAGTAAAGTAACTAAAGAACGCTTTCATCGCGAACTGCAAAAAGCAGTTTCGAAAGATAAGCTTCTTACTACAGTTACAAACTATCTCTTGGCAGGTCAAGGCTTGGGAGTCTAATCCCAATTTTAGTATGTTACGGTAGTAACAATTTTTTATATTATGAAAGAAAATCAAATGACTACATTTACAGTCGCAGGCGTGTCTAATAATAACGGCACAATCAAAGTTCGTTTTTGCTCTGATCTCGTTCTTCGAGTTAAGAATCTGCAGAAGCAAGGTGATGTAGATATCACCCTTATTGAACTACCTAAAGCTATGACTAAAGCAGAAGCTTGTCAGTTTCTTTTGGATGATGAGCAGGATCGTTTCAGCGCATATGCGTTTGATATCATCGCCGTTTTGGGAAAAAAAGAGTTGATTAATACTCGCAAACAGCCTATAATCAGTGTTGCTAAAGAAGAAGTTATCGATCAGGAAATTGAGTCAATCAAAGAACTGGCATAAGCTTAATCTTATCCCGGAGGCCGACCGCCACCTCCGGGTGTTTATGTTAGTGCGGGTTTATAATGAAGGAAAAATACATGTCTACATTGCAATCTAAAGTTCTCAAGACTCTTCAGTCTGGTAAACAATTTACCGCCGGTCAAATGGCTGGGATCTTTCGTAGTACCGATACCTCGGTTTCTTCGCGCATCTCTGAGCTCCGCTCTCAGGGCTATTCCATCTATAGCAATGTCGCTAAGAATGGAAAGACAGCTTACCGTCTAGGCACACCATCCCGTGCGATGGTTGCTGCAGCATTCGCAGCTAGCGGAAGCACTTACTTCGCTTAAGTAAGCTAACTCGAACCCCCTGTTAGGGTTACCGGATAATCGTAACCGGAATGAATTTTTAAGGATTTATTATGCCATTATTTGTTGTTGAAACTATTAGTCAATTTCGTATTCGTTATGTTATCGAGTGTGAGTCAGCCGAGCATGCTGAAGACACAATTGTGATGGAAGAAGCAGATGAGTATTCTCAAAAGTTTCTCGGTGAAACAATTCTAGATACTCGTGAGATTTCAATGAAGAAATTTCATAAAATGAATGATGCACTTAACAATAACAACGGACGGGTATTTAGTCGATATGCTGAATCCGGTTCACCTTGGATGGGTGAAAAAATGATTCATAAGGTTAATTACCCAGAATAGTAACAGTATAACACCTTAGCCCCCTCTACGCAGGGGGTTTTTTATTGTATAAATATAAGAAATAACTTTAGGGGTGCATAATGGCCGGTACATCTGCTGAACGCCAAGAAACGGGTGTTATTGAACAAATTACAAAACAGATCAAAGAGACCGGACCTGTTAATGTTAAAGCTGGATCTGTAGTAATTAAAGGTGTAACCGAAGCGAAAAAGTATGGTGGGCGCCAGGTGGGTGGATCAGAACCGTATACTGATGTACAATTAATAGCTGGTAAAAAATGTTATAACTTATCACTTAAAGGTGAAGCAGCTCCTTCTTTAGCAGGTGGTGGTTTAACGGGATTAGAGCTTGCTGTTCCAGGTATTGCAAAAAAGTTTATGATGGCAGCCTACAAACATTTAACATCAAAGCTTAAACTCAAAACCGGTGATAAGGTCCCTGATGTTTATGGACAAATTAATCCCAACGATAAAGTTAAAATTGTAGTAGGTAATGCTGCAATGGGGGGACCTATTGATTACATGTATATTGGTCCAATGACTGTAACAAGTAGTTATAGTAAGCCTACTAATACTTTAACACTTAACGGTACTCTAACAGAAGCTAAAAAATACGCAGATACTCACAACTTGTATTTTCGCTTAAGAGCTAGAAGAGAAGATCAACGATTTGATACAGCAGCTAAAGATAACTTCAGTGTACCAAAAATTTATGGCAAATCCCCATCTAGAGGTGACAGCGCTGGTAGAATAGTTGTCACAGATAAGACCCCATCTCAAGCAGAAATAGTTAAAATACAATGATTGATTTTACAACATTCCTAACCGAAGAAGCTTCGGAAAAAAAGCTTTTGCATTTAGAGCATGTCGAAGACCATGTAATCAATTCTGGCTTTGATGGTTTTGCTCATGCGTACCATTCATTACAAGACGTACATGATAAGCTGCATGGTAAAGGTAACAAGGTTAAAGTCACAACTAAGTACGATGGCTCACCTGCTGTAATCTTTGGACATGATCCTAAGACTGGTAAATTCTTTGTTGCATCGAAGTCAGCGTTTAACGCTACACCTAAAATTAACTATACACCAGAAGACATTGAACGCAACCATGGCCATGCCCCTGGCTTGGTATCTAAGTTAAAGCTTGCTTTAGAACACCTACCTAAAATTGCACCGAAAAAAGGTGTTTACCAGGGTGACATTATGCACGCTGGATTAAAGAGTAAAGCTAACCCTAACGGTGATGTTGAAAAAGAAAGTGGTAAGTTAAACTTCCAAGCTAACCCATCTGGTATTAGATATTCAACACCTGCTAGTTCATCTGAGGGTAAACACATTGCTAAAGCTAAGATCGGTATTGCCGTTCATACAAAGTATAATGGTAAGAACTTAGCTGATATGGAAGCAGAATATGCCCCTGATTTATCAGAGTTTACGCATCACCCAGATGTCCATTCTATTGATACTCAAGACGAATTTCAAAACGCTCACATGTCGCCTGAGCAGCATGAACTATACCAGAAGCATATTAAAGCTGCAGCAGATGCGTTTAAAGCTACACCTAAGAAAGCTTATAAAGTATTTACTGGTAAGAAGATCGGAGCGCATGCTGACGGTACTACAAAGTTTGAACATGAGCATCACGCCGAGCTAATTAAGACCTATATAAACAAGACCGTTAGAGAGGGTACAACTCCAACTGTAAGCGGGTATAAGTCTCATTTAAAAGACACACATAATAAAAGAATTGCTGGTGTTAAGACAGCCAAAGCTATTGGTGCTAAGACTGAACAGATGCATGCAGACTTAAATCATGTAGAAAATAATAGTGAACATTTTAATTCAATACTAACAATGCATCATCATCTTCAACAAGCTAAAAATCAATTGGTACAATCTCTTTCAGCTAAGCCTAAGTATCAAACTGCAATGAAGGATAAAGCAACGGGAACTTATAACCCTACTAAACCGGAAGGATATGTCGTTGTAAGAAATAATAGACCATCAAAACTAGTTGATAGAGATGAGTTTAGTAGAAACAACTTGAATGGAATTCGTACGTAATCTCAAAAGCCCACATACGGATTATACAGGCAAGGCAATAGATCGTCAATGAAAAGTATTAAAGAAAAGCAACTTTTGGTAAAATGGGCCAAAGCCATGGGCGAGCCTGTCGATCCAGCGTTGGTGGAGGAAGTTGAACGATACGAGAAGCTACAAAAAGAGATTACAGAATCGATTAAGTCAAATACAATTCAAGACCTTATCGATGCAGCACAGAATACAGAAATAGTAATTCAGACATCTGAAAATATTATTCCGGTTAGTAACACTCAAGCTGAAATTATAAAGATTGAGTATCCAAAACCACCGACACTGGATGAACTAGAAGCACTGCTACAGGAGACACAGGATGAGTTGGTTCAAGCAGAAGCCGCCGAAATATCCACCGCTACCATCCAAACCACCGCCTCCGAAGAAGAACAAAAAGCCGAGAAAGAAGGAAGCTTAATTGAAAGAGCGGCCAAGCATATTACTAAGGAAGCGGTACTAGAAGGTCAATCATTCCAACAACCGGAACCAGAAGCACCGCGTAGCTTAGAAGACCTTAAGAAGAAGATTAAGTATCTTGAAACGTGGATATCTAAAATTGCCGTAACCGGGCAGGGCGGTGGTGAAGTTAATTTAAGATACCTGGATGACGTTAATACAGGTTCGTTTAATCTAAAAAATCCAGCATCAAGACTTGATGCAGATGGCCTGGCTGTTATCTTT